TATTTGTAGACGGTACACGTCAAACACCCCTTCGTCAAAAAGTACTTGACCTATTAATCGAAGACCCTGAGTCTCAGGGCCAGGAGATCTATCGCAACTTCTTGCGTAATAAAAAATTAATCGATCTGTCAGAAACTCCTGATGTTCTAAAAAGCGAAATTATAAATACATTTGAAAGCCAAGATACGACAAATAATAGAGGAAAAGTCTTTCCTTACCTAGTGGCTAAACGATGTAAACGATTGATTGAAGATATTGAGGACTTTATTTAAAATGGTTACTAAAACTAGAACTATAAACGTTTATGAAGTAATTGAGCTTGCTTCAAAAGCAAAGACAAGACAAGAACGAATCGACGTCCTTCGTAACCACGAGTCTTGGGCTTTAAAAGATCTACTCCGCGGCGCATACGATGATTTAGTCCAGTGGTCATTACCACCTGGAGCACCTCCGTACGAACCAGCGGCAGAGAGTAGTGTACCTTCCACACTACACAATCAACACAAGAAGTTTAAATACTTCGTCAAAGGGCTTGCGGGCGATCAAGTTCAACCATTCAAACGTGAACGCATGTTCATTGATATGCTTGAAGGAATTCACCCAAAAGACGCTGAGCTTCTTATTCTGATGAAGGATAAGAAATCCTTGGCAAAAGGTATTACCAAGAAACTTGTAGAGGAGGCTTTTCCAAAACTTATCGTTAAATAGTAATCATGTAAAACAATAATAAAACAGGAGATTGCATTGACTGCTCAGTTTGATAGACTTAATCAAGACGTTATCGAATTAGAAAATTATATAACAAAACTAAAACGAAAGGGTAAAACTGATCTGGCTAGTAAAATAAGTCGAAAGAGAGAGTATCTCAAAAACTATATCGCTGAGAAACAACAAGCATTGCAATAGGAGGTAGACGGTCGGCTGGTTCGACTAGTCGACCGATTTACAGAAAGAATATTATGCCTTCATATACATTGAAAGATACCAAGACGAATGATACATGGGATGTTGTTTGTTCTTGGGATGAACTACAAAAAATTCTAGATGAACTTCCCGATGTAATACAGGTGCTATCGACACCGAAGATTGTATCACAAGCAGGAAGCACCTTGAGTAAAACAGATGATGGATGGAAAGAAGTTTTGAATAAAGTCAAATCAGGCTCTGGTCGAGCGAATACGATTAAGACGTAACATGGCTAAACGCATAGGTAAGAACAACTCTATGACAGTTCGCCTTGATGACCTGTTAGAGTATGAACCGATTACTGAAAATCAGAAACAGGCTTTTGAAGCTTGGGAAGATGACGATAACTTGGTATTAGCTGGAACCGCCGGTACTGGTAAAACCTTTATAGCACTTTATATGGCGTTGGAAGAACTTCTCGATCCCGACTCATTCTATCGCCGTATTGTAATTATTCGATCTGTCGTACCTACACGAGACATTGGTTTCCTTCCGGGTACTGCAGAGGAAAAAAAGGACATGTACAATATTCCATATAAGAATATTTGTGCTGAACTATTTGGTGATGCTGGAGCGTATAACAAACTCATCACAGCTCGACAAATTGACTTTGAATCTACATCATTTATTCGTGGATCCACGTTTGATGATTCAATCATTATTGTCGACGAGATGCAGAACCTTACGTTTCATGAACTTGATTCTGTGATAACACGAGTAGGACGCAACTCAAAAATCATATTCTGTGGTGACTACAAACAATCTGATTTTAAGTATCAAGATGAGAAGGATGGTTTGTTTAAGTTTATGGCTATCTTAGAACAAATGAAAAACTTCTCTATCGTTCAGTTTGGATGGGACGACATCGTCAGGTCAGGCATGGTTAGAGATTATATTATGACAAAAGAAATGTTAGGAGTTGACTAATGGTAACTATCTGGGGAAGACCGAACTGCGGTTGGTGTGATAGAGCAAAATCTCTATGCGAACAATACGATCTTAAATATGAATACATCTTGATTGATGGACCCGAAAAGTTACAGGAACTACACGAACAGGTTCCTGGAGCTAAGACTGTTCCACAAATCTTTTGGAACGGTAAACACCTCGGTGGGTTTGAACAACTCGCTGCTGAAATTGAAAACACTCGTAACTTTGGACAGGAAAAAATCTAATGGCTAAGTTCAGTCGCTTTGATGCACGCAACAAGAAACGCGGAAAGCATAAGCAACAATCTATTCATAAAGATTTTAGAATAAAAAATTGCATTAAAAATGAAAAAGACTATTTACATTCTCCTCACAATATGGTAGAATACTACTATAATGAAGGAGAATATTATGATGAACAACTTGAATCGAGTAATCCTCACTGACTGTGACGGAGTCCTCATGAATTGGGAATACGCCATGAACGTATGGATGCAGTCCCAAGGATATGAAATTGTAGAAGACGGTCAGTCTAAATACGACATGGGTGACCGATACGGTCTTGATCCCGAACTCAAACAACGGTTGGTTCGTCAGTTTAATGAGTCAGCCGCTATGGGATTCTTACCTCCTCTTCGTGATGCTATGTATTATGTAGACCTGTTACATCGTAAACATGGTTATACGTTTCATATGATTACATCTTTGTCAAAAGATGAACACGCTCAAAAGCTTCGTATCATGAATACCAAGAAGCTCTTCGGCGAAACAGCTTTCACTAAATTTATTTTCGAAGATACTGGTGCTGACAAGGACGACGTTCTTGCTCCTTACGCTGACACTGGTCTCATTTGGATCGAAGATAAGTTACAAAACGCTGAGCTTGGAGATCGTCTTGGTCTTGAAAGTATTGTCGTAGAACATGCTCATAACATGCATAACGAAGATTTCCCTACCTTTGCAACATGGAAAGAGATTTATGAATATATCACTGGGTGAAGTACTAACACTACGTAGTCAATGGGAAGAGATCGTAAGGTATCGTAAGTCTTACGATCTACCGCACTATAACGGGACTATAGATAATCTATATCGATTTATAGAGAATGGTGCTAAGAGGAATCGTTTTCGTAAAAACTTTGAACAGGCAATGGAGATTGCTCAACAGATCGTGAGTTACTATGAAGAGACTAATATATCAGGTGTATCTCGGTAAGAAGTCTAAGCTGTACGATCACTGTACTCAGTCAGTAAAAGAGTATTGTGAACGCCACGGTATCGACTATGAGGTCCAACGTACACCTATCTTAATGATTAAACCAGACGTGTTTGCTACAAATCGTAGTAAAGAATCTTATATGAAACATGGTGGTTTCCTTCCCATCTATGAAAAAGAAAACGCGTTTAATTACTTGAAGTCATACGATCAAGTTGCTATTATTGATGCTGACGTTTGGATTCGTCCCGATGCACCGAACATCTTTGATGAAGTAACAGAGGAGTACGATTTTGGTGGAGTCGTTGAGCGTGACATGCCAATTACGGAACAGTACCGCAATAAGATTGCTAACTATAGTCGCATGCAATATTCCAACATACGAAGCGTTGACTGGCAGTGGAATAACTCCGGCGCCGAATTCTTCAATATGGGGGTTATGGTACTTAACAAAAGAATCGAAAAATACCTTAAAGGTGATACACCAAAGCAGTTTATTAATCGCCCGAGGTTTAAACCGTTCGTGGACGGGATGGGAGCATGGAAATGGTCAACGGATCAAACACTTCTCAATACTTGGGTCAAAGAAGAAAAGATGAATCTGAAACGTCTCGATTTCCGTTGGAATGGTTTGTTTACTGGAATTAAACAAGAAGCTGTCAAGGAAGCTCACTTTGTACATTTCTTTTTGAAAGACAAACTACCCAATCGTGGTGAGAACGTAGAGGAACTGATGAAAGCAGTTCAATGATGGAATCAGTAATAAAACAGTTTAATCCTAGTGTTTGCTATGATATTGGTGCTCATGACGGTAAGTTTGCTGAAATGCTAAGAAGACTCTTACCAAAAGCAGAGATACATCAATTTGAAGGTAGTCCTAAGAAAGCACAAAAAGTAAAAGTTGGACCTTGGCATAAAGTTGTCTTATCAGATAAAGATGATGCTGAAGTTGTGTTTTACCATGACGGTGGAACCGGCGATACTTACATGAGAGAAACGGATCAGTTTCTTAAAACAAACTATCAGACCACTACAGTAAAGACACGTAGGCTTGATACGTATGTAGATGAAAACTTTTTACCTTATCCTGACTTTATTAAGATAGATGTTCAGGGAGCTGAGCTCGATGTGTTGGTTGGTTGTGATGATATATTGAATCGCTGTAAGTTAATTCATTGTGAAATCCCAGCCGAGGGCATAGAGTTTAATAGTGGATCTCCTTCACAAAAAGAATATTTAGATTTTTTTAAGAATGCTGGATTCATACACACAAAGCACATTAAAGATCACTTAAGAGATAAAAAACTAGTAATTCAGCATGACTATTTCTTTTCAAAGGAACCATTAGAGTGAAAAATATTATATTACAACACTGGACAGGTAACCTAGGTGAGTTAGAGAAACTGTCACAGGAGAGCATCCAAGAGTATGCTGACTACTGCGGAGCGGACTATCGTCTACTCCGCGGCTCTGTATTCGATAAGTCATTAAGTTCACAAAGCCAGAAGCTCGCTATGTTGACCGAAGAGTTTGATGAGTATGATACTGTTGTTATGATGGATATTGATATGTTCCGTCGTAAGGGTGCCACAAAGAATATCTTTACGGATGAAACAGGCATCGGTCGACATCATGGTATTCAACCAACACTTGTAAAAAACTTACAGAGACGATTCCCTTTCCTTGGAGATCCTAGCTACGCTTACTGGGGTGGATCCATATATCGACTACCAAGAGAAATGAGACAGAAACTTCGTAAGCACTATAATATAAGTGAAGCAATTCAATTTAATAACAACTATAATGATGAAGGTGTAATGCATCGACTAGCTGTGCTAGCCGGTGTAAAGAACCACAAGAAGTGGTACCTTGATCGTCAGCAATGGAATCACTCGAGTTTTGATGAGGGTGTTGACCAAGCAGAGATTATTCATATTCGTCCAAAGGTAAAACCGGGTGGACCAAAGAGACCAAAGATTGAGAACTATCGCTCATTGGTAGAAAGAGGAATTATATGACACAGTGGGATGATATGCTTAAGCAGATTCGTAATGAATATGAATCTCACCCAAAAGATTTCTTAAGACAAAGAATGATTAGTCGTACTATTCATCCTAATCAAGGTACACTTGCACAAAAGTATCATGGTTACGTGATGGATGACAGTTGGATTCAACTCGGAGTGTTACCTTTTATTGAAGACTCTAATATAGGTTCACCGTTTAAGATTTGCAATAACGCAACTATGAGTCTTACGACTATTCAGAACGCTTACTACCTGCTTCAGATGAAGAAGCATTATAACATGAATGTTACAAACACTGTAACAAAAGTAACAGACATCGGTGGCGGTTACGGTAACATGTGTAGAGTGTTTATGAAACTCGGTTTTGTTGGTCAGTATAATATTATCGACTTTCCTCTTATGCATAATATTCAAAGACACTTCTTATCGAATAATAATATTGAAAACGTAAAGTACTCAAGTCTAGATGATGATGGATTATCGGGTGGTGAAAAATCATTACTGATCGCTACCTTTAGTATGAATGAAATGCCTATGGAAGATCGAGAAGTTATTGAACGAAACATTCGAAACTATGACTACATCTTTATTGCACATAATCGAAACTTTGATGGAATAGACAATATTGCTTACTTCGCGGAACTCAACAAGAGACTGAGCGATACGTTTAAGATTACACAATTTGAGTGTACCGTCAATGGAACTCATCGTTACTTTATAGGACACAAATGAAAAATTTAATCTATCAATATTGGGATGGACCTGTAAGAGAATCTGTACATGCTGGTGTACGAGCTATGAAGGCATATGCAGATCGAATAGGAGCTGAATATGTTTTTGAAGACAACCCTCGTTATATCCATGATCGTCGTTTTGGCAATTACTCACCTCACTATGGTGCGTTCAAACCGGTATTCGAACTTCCATATCGCGACTATGACAATGTTCTTTTTGCTGATACTGATGTATTCCCTGTCGATGGTCTAGAAGAAAATATCTTTGAAGGATTCGATGCAGACATTGGTATCTGTACTGAACCGTTCCAACCAAAGCAAAGACAGATTACACTTGGTCGTATCACGAGTCAGTCAGATGAACGTTGGGCGCAGATGGTAAAAAGAAAATGGGGTGCTGAGGTTCCACGAACAGAGGAAGGACTGGTTCAAGTCTATAACACTGGTGTGGTAATGTATTCCAACAAAGGTATGCAACACGCTCGAGAGAAATGGGTAAAGTTCGATGAATACGTAAGTCTTGTTCGTCAAACTGGTCTAGACTCATTCTATACTTGTGACCAACCATATCTACATGCAATGATGTACGTTACCGATATGAATGTATTGGAAATGGATAACGGCTGGAACAGTTACGTACACGGGACAAAGGATAAATATAATCCAAAGCGGCGTATTGTAGATCACCGAAATGAAAGCACTCGATTTGTGCACTGCCAGTTTCCTGGTGCTGATAACATGAATGAAGAACAACTATTACGTGTAGTGAATCTACCAAGAGCCGAATGGAACTACGACATTTGAGCTATGTTACTACCAAAACAAAAAATCATATTCATACACATTCCAAAGTGCGCAGGAAGTTCTGTAGCTTCTGCATTGTTTCATAAGGAAAGGTTTCCTAATTTTAAAGGATACCACAAGATGTCTGCACAGGATGGTAAGACATATAGAACTAATCTGGAACTGAAACATAACACCATTACTTCTCATACTACAAAAGAATTTGATTCATTCTATAAGTTCACTGTTGTAAGAAATCCATATGATAGATTCATTAGTTCTTACTTCTGGAAAAAGAGTAATTTAAAAAATCTGACTCTACTTGAATATCTTGATGAAGCTGAAAAGTTTTTAGAAAAACACAGAAACAGTGATGTTTTACCTTTAATTGATAAAACTATTCCGCATTTTCTCCCTCAGAAAA